TTACGAGAACTGGTCGCCGGTAGAAAGGCACGCGCTGATGTATGCGGTGACCTATGTAATAGCTTTGGGGGCCACCGCATTCACGCTCTGGCAGATGCAGCTGATGACGACAGGTCGGATGCTTCTCTACACGATTTATACTTGGGGTTACATCAACCAGTTCTGGAAGGCGCTCAAGGACCTGGTGAAGAAGCACGCCTGATCGGAGCGAGGACCTAGATGAGCCGGGGTAACCCGAATCACAATCCCCGGGAGTTTTGGCGCCGACCGCACCCATGGCTCCATCGCCACGAGTTCCTTCAGTTTGAGGAGCTGAGGCCTATCCGGGGAACGCAACCGCTATGCCTTTCTTGCGTCAAGGCGTGCAAGGTCCTGGATGCGCCGAACAGCCGGTTCATCTGCTACGACTACGAAAGGGAAAAAGCAAGCTAGGTTCGCAGAGGGAGCAACTACGCTTTTGGGGTTTCGGGATGATGTCCCCGAGGGGCGGGGCGGGGAACGCAGGAAGTAATGACCAGAACCCAGGTGGATGAAAAAGAAAAATGGATATGGATGCCTCATCCGGGGCATTTAATTGTCGCAAGGAATTGCCGCTTTCATCTTAACACCTATGTTGGGAAATATATAGTCTCCACGGTCGGAGAATACCTACCCGATTCTGTAGGAAGGGAGATACTTGCTAAAGCTAGGGGAATAGAGCTTAAGGGCAAAGGCGAGGAGCGGTTGGCAGACTATATGGAAAAAATAGGATACGAAGATATAGGATATAACAGAAAATATGAGACAATGGTATTTTGGGCAAAAAAATCAAAAAACAAATGTTGTCCCTATGAAGCTAAAGACTGGATGGAACTAGATTTTGCCGGATATAACACCGCTGAGGATGCGTTTAAGGGGCATTATAAAATGTGCCGGAAATGGAGTCGGCAAGAGTAAAAAGGTCCTAATAGAAGGATAGATTAGAGGCCCGTCAGAATCCTGACGGGCATTTTTGTACTTGACAACCTACTATCCTACCAAATAACCTAAACGCAAGGAGGCACAGGTGCCGACCAGGATGGAAGAACTCCGAACACGGGCCGTATGGTACCTGGCACAATGGGTCGGGACTTTTTATCTCTGGGGTGGGAATGATCCAAGTGGTTTCGATTGCAGCGGCCTAGTGATTGAAGTGCTGATGGGCGTCGGTATACTACCGCACGGCTACGACGGGACCGCTCATGATCTGTATTTGCGGTTCAAACATCTCAAAATACTACCGCACGGCTACGACGGGACCGCTCATGATCTGTATTTGCGGTTCAAACATCTCAAAACCGAAACCCTGAAACCGGGCTGTCTTGTCTTCTGGTTTCGTGACGGCCGAGCGCGGCACGTTGAGATGGCGCTAGACGAATATCATACGCTTGGTGCAAGCGGCGGGGGCCGTACCACGACTACCGTTGCCGAGGCCATCCGCCAAGACGCCTTCGTGAAGATGCGGCCCATCACGTACCGAGGCCCACAATACAAAATTGTCGATCCGTTTTCAGACGAAGGGGAGTGAAAGATGGGAGAGATCAGCCTGGCACTTGAGCTTGCGCTTCAGCTTCTCGGCGCCTTGACCCGAACCGAGCGCGAGCAGCTGGCCGCCGAGATCAAACGGATGGAGGATGAATGGAAGCATGATAAACAAAAACTACTCAAAGCATTGGCCGAGGGTGACATCGCTACTATTAACACTCTCCTGTCTCGTTTGCTTGACGACCTGTACGAAGGTTGATGTAAGGCTCGTCCCCTTGGCCGAGGAGCGCGTCGTCGGCGCGGTGTCTCGGGGCGAAATCACCTGGGAAGAAGGCGAGAATCCAAACGGAGAATATCTGATCGTAACAAAGGCATTAGTTTTCCGGTTTGCCCAGGTTACGGCCCGTTGCGCGCGGATGGAAAAGGAGATAAAGGCACTACGTGCCACTCTTGCGGAAAAAAGGGAGGAGCATCCTTGGAACAACCAGGAACACTAATAGGCTTGGGGGCGCTGATAGTCGTGAACATCGGCGCATGGATACAGACATACTGGCGGGGCCGGGCCGAGGCGAACAAGGCGAAAAAAATGGTGGCTGAGAAGGTCCAGGACATCCACACGGACATTACGATAGTCAAGACGAAGATATCGGCCATGCAGAAGACCTGCCAGAGGCATGAGAAGGAGATTGACGAGAACCGTCGGGCCATTGTCGAGCTAATAAAGAACGGGACCGGGAGGAAATGAGTCAGGCCAGGACTCCGGAGATCAGGCTAGTCGAGGTGGATCGACTCGTGCCGTTCGAGGGGAATCCCAGGAAGTGTGGCAGGCTTTGGATTTGTGGAACCGATTATCGCGTGGGACGCTCCTGAATTGGGCGATGATGGGCAACTCCTTGTCATAGTCGGGCACCAGAGGCTTGAGGCGGCCCGGCAATGCGGGAAAAAGAAGGTCCCGGTCATAATATATCCGTTCTCGGACCGCCGTGAAGCCCTGGAGTACAATGTCGCCTCGAATCGACTGGCTGAGATGAGCTCCTGGGACTGGAAAAAGCTCGGAGAGCTCATAGAATACCTAGACATAGGCGATGGCGTGGACCTCGAACTTACTGGGTGGACAAACGAAGAACTGGAGGACATAGTTACAGGAGGCTTTAAACCTAAAGAAAGTACAGAATCAAGCGAAGAAAGCAGGGAGATAGAATGTCCTAAGTGTGGATACCGATGGCAAAGCTAAAATACCAAGACGACTTTCCTAAAATCGCTGAGGACTACGCGAGGAAAGGCGCAACAGATAAAGACATTGCTCGGCGGTTGGGAATAAGTCAGGACAGGTTCTATAATTACCTGAAGAGATTTCCTGAATTCTATGAAGCCTTAAAAAGAGGCAAAATACCAGCCGCCGGACGTGGCTGCCTGCATATTCTGGCTCATAAACAGGCGCCCGGAGCGCTGGCGGGATCGTAAACATTTCGAGCTTCCGCCTGATGCGAAGCTCCCATTGGAGATTGTGATATCGAATGGTAGGGACAGGCCAAAGATTATCCGCCCGTCACTCAAAGACAAAACGCGTGGAGCTCTTCCCGCACCAGGAAAAAGCTCTCGCGGGCCACGCTTCCGGCGCTACAGGAATGCTTCCGCGGCACCTGCCTCCAGGGAGAGCTGAATATATCAAGCGGCCTCTATAAGCTACCGCAGGGCGGCCGGATTTGGCTCGGGACGGCCGACCGGCCGGAATCGCTTGAGGCTGGCCAGTATCGCGCGGCATGGCTCGATGAGGCGGGGCAGATGAAGTATATGGCGTGGGTGGCGATTCAAGCGCGGCTCGGGCTGAAGCGCGGAAGGTGCCTCCTCACCACGACACCATACGGGATGAATTGGCTATATAAGAATTTCTACCAGCTCTGGCGGAAGGGTCACCGTGACTACGACGTGGTGTCATTCGAGTCGACAGACAACCCGCTCTACCCGAAGGAGGAGGTCGAACGCGCGAAGGCGGAGCTCAGCCCGGAGCTCTTCGACATGCGGTACCGCGGGCTGTTTCGGAAAATGGAGGGACTGGTGTACCCGGATTTTCACGATGACCATATCTGCGAACCGTTCGAGATCCCGGACTCATGGGACCGCCGCGGCGGATGCGACTTCGGCTATATAAACCCGCACGTCAATCTCAAGGGGGCTCTGGATCCGCGCGAGGACGTGCTCTACGTTTATGAAGAGTACTACGGGTCTCGGAAAGAGCTAAAGGAAATTGCAGAGACCATGTACGATGTTCCCTGGCTCGGGGATCCTGAGGGCCGACGAGAGATCGAGGAGCTCAAGGGCCTAGGGATTGACATCCGCTCCGGGGAGAGTGCGAAGACGCTTTGTCTTGCGGCCGTGAACGCCAGGATCCGGACCGGTCGGCTCCGTATATTTACCTCTTGTCCGCACACCCTGGACGAGATTGACATCTACCATTTCGACCCGAGGACTGGGAAGCCATCGAAGCAGGATGATCACTGTATGGACGCCCTGGCCCAACTTGTCTGGCATTTCGATGGTGCTCGAATACGCAAAAGCCGGGTTCATATTAGCCGGATGCCGCGGCATTTCTCCGCGCTGGCCGGGGACGTGGATGCGGACGAGGCCGATCTAAGGGTTCGGCAGACCATGAGGCGGGCGAAACAACCGCCGACGGTCCGGAAGGCCGTAATGGACGCACCAAAGAAAAAGGAGCCTGCCGAGAACCAAGCGATGCCCAGGAAGGAGATTTATCATGGCCGAAAAAAGAGCAAAGTCTATCTCCCACGCTAAAACTGAAGTGCGGAAGAGCCGGGTCCACCGATACATAGTCACCGACCGGGGGGTTTATCCGTTCAGCCTATTGAAGAAGCACGAGGAAAACCTGGCTCAGTCGCGCCAGCTGGAGGAGGACGACCCCGCCTGGATGCGCGAACACGGGCTCATAGAGCTACCGTTCAATGTCGGATCGCTCCTCTGGATGCAGGACAACTGCACGTACTTCGACGCATGCGTCCGACAGATAGCAACCGATGTTATCGCCGGTGGCTACACGCTCGTGCCAGTCGAGGAGGGGAAGGATGACGAGGCGGAACGGAAGGAGATTGAGCAGCTCTTAAACGACCCAAATAATGCCGACGAGACATTCCTTGACATCGTGCACAAGTGCGTCATCGACTGGGGCGTTATCGGCTGGTGGGCCATCGAGGTGAGCCGCGGCACCGACGGTCTAGTCAACGGACTTTTCCACGTGCCAGCTCACACGGTGCGTGTCCACCGCAGCCGGCGGAAATATTGCCAGGTGCGGGATACCCGGAAGCGCTGGTTCATCCGGTTCGGGGAGAACCTGACCGTGAACGAGAACACCGGGGCCGAACACAAAACTTCGAAGCACCGGGCTAATGAGATTATATTCCACGGACAGTACTACGCTCAGAACACCTACTACGGCCGACCGAACATCCTCCCGGCTGTTGGCGCATCGGCCGGACTGATCGGGATCAGGTCATATAACCTGGCGTTCTTCGAGAACTACGGGATCCCGGCGGCGTTCGTCCTCCTGGAGGGCGAATGGGAAGAGGGGAGCGCAAAGCTTATCTCAGACTTCCTGGAGAATGAGGTCAAAGGATCGGATAATGCTCACAAGACGGTAGTGATGGAAATCGCTCCGGGATCGACGGTAACGTGGAAGCCGCTGGCCGTGGAGGAGAAGGAGGGGCATTTCGTCGTATATGCGAAGGAGCTCAGGGATGAGATCTTGAGTGCCTACAAGATGCCTCCGTACAGGATCGGGATTGCCGAGGTCGGAAAGCTCGGCGGTACGACGGCACCAACCGCGGACAGGATCTATATCCAGGCCGTCGTTGAGCCGTTGCAAAGGTTGTTCGAGCGGTTGATTACAGCGAAGATCCTCAATCAGGGACTCGGTGCCGAGTCATACCGACTGCAATTCCACAAGATCGACACCCGCGATTGGGACGCCCTAGTCCAGCGCTGGGAGCGGCTTTTCGGGATGGGAGTCATAACGCCCGGATGGATGGCGGAGCAGCTCGGCCTCCCAACGGATGAGATGCCGCACGCAGGGGACTACTTCTTGTCGCACCGCTTCGTGCCAGTCGAGGAGGCGGGCCTAGTGCCAGCCGAGATGTCTGACGAGGACATCCGCCGCGCCGTCGAGGAGGTCGTGGCCCAGGCCAAGAAGGGAGCGGAGAAGTGAGGCTTCCGGACCTTGTGATTATCGGCGGGCCGCGTTGCGGTACAAGCTCGCTCTGGGCCATGCTGAAGGCATTGCCTGGCGTCAGGACGCCCAGGATAAAAGAGGTGCATTTCTTCAATCGCAAGTGGGACCGTGGCCTCAGGTGGTACGCGGGCTTCTTCTCCGGGGCTGGCGATGAGAGCCTCTGCTTCGAGGCGACACCGGCATACCTCGCTGCGCCGAAGGCGGCCGAGAGAGCCGCGGCCGTACTGCCGAAAACTCGGTTCGTGGCCATGCTCCGGGATCCGGTGGCGCGGGCGATCTCGCATTACTGGCCAAACAAACACCGTTTTCCGAGGCGGCTCGGGGCCCTGACCGACCCAAGAAGCCGATGCGTTGTGCCTGGCCGATATGTAGAACACCTTGAGCGCTGGTACCGCCATGTGGGCCGGGAACGGATCCTCGTCATCATCTCGGAGCGATTCTTTGAGGATCCCGTTCGGGAAGCGACGCAGGTGCTACTGCACGTCGGGAGATTTGATTTAGTGCCGCATCTACGTCCAGCGTACTACGATCCGCTGGCGAGGTGGAGGAAAAAGTACGGCACGCCACGGGTGCCTCCACATGTCGTACGCTGGCTCAGGAAACATTATGAGGAACCGAACCGCCGGTTGGCCGAGATGCTGGCCGGGGATAACATAACGGCCGACTGGATGGACGGCCGAATAAAACCAAAGGAGCGCACATGATTATCATCTATTTCAAGGATCCGGCGATCTCGCTTGTGATGGACGGAGAGCTTAGTGAACAGTTGGTTGAGGACCTGGGCCAAAAGCTGGGCGCCGCTGGAAAGGGTCCGGTGCTTGAGTTCAAGAATCCGGAAGGTCGAAGAGCGGCCATCTTTCCAGACTCGGGCCTTGACATCGCCTACATGATGGAGATTACCGAGGAGGAATGGCAGACGATGAAACGTAATCGGGACGCGGCACGTGCGCGGTCGATTATCCCCCCGTTTCCCGACCCCGTAGGAATGAAGATACCGAAGAAAAACTGACTCAGGGGAGCCGGAATGGAAGAACGGATGGAGGCCGCAGTCAGAGCATGGCTCATGCGCAGGATTCAGGCGGCCACAACCATTGAAATCGCAAAGCGGACTTCCGCGCGTGCGCACTGGCAGCGGTACCGACGGCTCCTAGCCCGGACACAAAGGAAGCTGGAGTCGGCTGTGGCATCGTTCTTCCGCTGGCTGAGGGCCGAGCTTGAGCCGGGCGTCATGGCGGCGGCGAAGACTGGAAACGTCGACGCAATGGCCGATTGGGCGGCAATTGAGGCCGACGGGGCCCGGAGGATGCGGCAGCCTATCCTTGAGGCCGTAGCCGCCGGAGGCCGCGCTGTTGTCGAGCAGGGCTACTTCCAGAAGCAGGAACCGAGCTTCGATCCGGTCGGCGAGGAGGCCGTCTCCTGGACCTGGAGTCGGTCGGCGGAGCTTGTGACGGCGATTTCGCGCGAGACCCGGGATGCCATTATGCTGATCATCCAGGATGGAGTACGATTCGGATGGTCCCCGCAGAAGATTGCCCGATTACTACGGCCGACGCTGGGCCTCCTGCCGCGACATGCGGCCGCTGTGTCGCGGGCCCTAACAAAGGCCATTGAGGAGGGTGTTCCATACGAGAAAGCCATGAAAGCCGCGGAGCGTTACGCGCGAAAGCTCCACCGATACCGGATGCGGATGGTCGCGCGCACCGAGGCAGCCTTTGCAAATAGTGAGGGCATCCGGCAGGGCTTCGGCCAGCTCGGTGTTGAGCGGCTTCGTTGGGTGGCAGACCCCGAGGCGTGCGAGATTTGCGCCGCGAACGACGGCTCTGAGTTCACGATCGCCGAGGCCGAGGGACTGATACCAGCCCATCCTCATTGCTTCGTGGGAGAGACCCAGGTCCTATGTCCTGGTGTCACCGGAGGATATGCGGCGGACTACAATGGCCCCGTTCTGAGGATTGTGTTTGACAGGGGAGATATAACCGTCACCCCGAATCACCTGCTCTTGACGCCAGCCGGTTTCGCCAGAGCGGCGTCTCTTGCTAAGGGCGAT